ATATGTTGGCAGCAAAATATTAAAAACTTTTGATCCATCTGTTGATTCATATCTAAGCAACGTTTCATCAAATTCTTTGCGAGATGTTTATGAGTTAGAGCCAGGAATTGTTATAAGAAATCCTATTACAGATAAAGTAGAATTCAGTAAATCTTATGAAGATATTTTGAATAGTCTTTCTTTATTCGGTTCAGATATCAAAAATCAAGATAGATTATTTAAACAGCAGAGTTATACTTGGAATCCGCATATTGATCTTGATAAGTTTGTAAACTATAGAAGTTATGTTTGGGTACCTAGCGGACCACAGACTGTTTTAATTACGGGAAGAGAAAAAAATATTGTTAGTACTATCTCTGTTTCTATATCTGAAGAAAATGGTGATAAGGTATGGAAATTTAGTAATAATGAAATCGCAGTAAATCCTACACTAACTTTATATAGAGGGTTTACTTATGTTTTTGAAGTTGATACCTTAACTAGTGAATTTTATATTAAAAACTCACGGACTAGCGGATCGTTAGATCAATCAGCTGGAGTTACTAACAATGGTGCGACATCTGGCAAAGTTATATTTGAAGTTTTAGAAGATACACCTAGTTCTTTGTTTTATGTTGATGGAACAGATTCAACAATATTTGGAAAATTCTTAATAAGAGATCAGGTAGAAAATACTGAATTAGATGTTGAAAAAGATATTTTAACTAAAAAAACTTATCAAATCAAAGAAGGATTTAGTCTTAGTAATGGAATGACAGTATCTTTTTCTGATAATGTTGTTCCTGAATATTATAGAAATAAAACTTTTATTGTTGAAGGTGTGGGACAAGCAATTGAACTAATAGATTATGAGGAATTAGTTACTGTTGAAGGATATTCTAGTAAAGTTGAAACTTCGTTTGATTTAGAATCTTTTGATGAATTGCCTTTTGATGAAGTTACAATGTATCCAGAAACACCTGATTATATTGTAATTAATCGAGCAAGCAAAGATAAAAATCCATGGAGTCGCTATAATAGATGGTTTCATATAGATGTAATTAATGCGTCTGCAGAATACAATAATATTGAACCGTTATTTGATGAAAATCTAAGAGCTAAAAGACCTATTATAGAATTTGAAAAAAATTTACAGTTATATAATTTTGCATCTACATCTAAAAAATATGTAGACTTTTTAGATGAAACCATTGATGATGCGTATAGTAAAATTGAAGGATCATTAGGATTTTACATTGATGGACAATCATTAGAACACGGTAATAGAATTGTTTTTTTAAATGAAAAAGATCCAGATGTTAAAAATAATGTTTACGAAGTTGAATTTTTAGATATTGAAGGTATTAGAAAAATTCATTTAAAACAAACAGATGATTCATTCCCATCAGATGAACAAGGTCTTTTAGTTTTACGTGGCACAAAAAACGGAAGAACTTCTTGGGTTTATAAAAATAGCCAATGGGTTAAGGCACAAATAAAAACCAAAGTAAATCAAACCCCTTTATTTGAACTATATGATGAAACAGGTGTTGGGTTTTCAGAGTATTTCGGTAGTGATTTTTACGGGACACCAATATTTGGATATCAAACAGGTACTGGCGTTGATGATCCTGTATTAGGATTTCCTATAAGATACGGCAACGTGTCTAATGTAGGCGGATATCAGTTTACGAATTTTTTATCGATAGGTGAGTGGAATTATTTTTCAAATAATGTAAAACTAAATCTTAATTCAAAAAATGGATTTTTAAGAATCAATGATGATACATTGAGATACGTAAATTCTTGGGAAAAATGTGATTCTAACTCTATTCAAGAAATAATTGAACAAAAAATTGCTATTGGTGGTGAGAGTTCTGTTGAACTGGATTCACTTAACGTCCAAACATCTAAAGCAACAATTAGAGTTTTCATAAACGGTGAAGAATTAGACAAAAATTCTTTTGATTTATCTTCTGATGTGGCTTTTGATGCATTATTTTTAAATTTTAATTTTAACTTAGCAGAAAATGACGTTGTTGTAGTTAGAGCTTTGCCAGTATATGACAAAAAAGATAAAGGGTATTATGAAGCCCCTATAAATTTAACTAATAATCCATTAAATGAATATCCTCAGAATATGACCTATGCTGAGATTAACGACCATTTAAATTCTATTTTGTTAAATGCATCTAAAGGCATTAATGAAGTCATCACATCAAGCAATTTACGAGACAAAGGTGACTTGAAAAAATATGGAAGAAGATTTGTACAGCACGAGGGTTTAGTTAGTTTAGCTGGTGCATTAATTACTGATAAAGATTTTAATTTAATCAATGCACTCCGTTGGTCAGCAGTAGAATATCAAAAATTTAAAGTAAAACTTTTACAGAAATTTACTGAGCTTAGTAGCTATACATCAGTATCCGAAGCAGTTGATACAGTATTATC